GATCCGCCTCGCGTTGCATGCCCGGAAAGGCCAGAAGCGCCTTGATCTCCGAGCCGAACACGAATCCTTCGCGGGGTCGCCGCGTAATAAAACGGCTTCTTGCCAAGCCGATCGCGCGCCAGGATTAGGCACTTCGATCGCTGGTCCCAAATCGCCAGCGCAAACATCCCGCGCAGGCGAGAGAAGATCCCCGCACCCAGGCGTGCCAGCCGTTGACGATAACTTCGGTGTCGCTACGGCTGCGGAACGGATACCCGCGGACGATCAGTTCCCCGGCGAATGTCCGCAAAGTTATAGACCTCGCCGTTGTAACTGATCCACACGGTTGCATCGGCACTTGCCATCGGCTGATGGCCGGCCGGCGACGGATCGATGATCGACAGGCGAGCATGCGCAAGACCGGCGCGACCGTCGCTCCATACCCCTTCGTCATCCGGCCCGCGATGCCGCAGCGTCGCGATCATCGCCCGTAGCCGGACCTCCAACTCGTTGTGCGATGCAGTCCTCCGCATCAGAACAAAACCGGCAACGCCGCACATCTGCTACTGCCCCGTCGCCCACGAGACCGAGAGCAATGCGGATGCGAATAGGGTCACCCCGAAGGCGACGCCGATCACGACAGTAGCTCGGAGATCAGCGGTGCCATGACCATTTCTGTCACCGCAGATAATCTCAGATGCTGCAGAGCGTCTCGTGCAGGGCTGCGATCCGGTGCCGGTAGGTATGCCGTGCATTTGCCAAGGTGTAAGCAGCACCGGCGATCCGCCGCCGCTCGATCGGGTCTCGGAACCGCGCGATCGCCTCATCGACATTGCCGAGATCAGGGTCGAGCGCGATGTAGTGCTCATCCGCCGCCAGAATATCGTTATATCGCCCGCGCAACAGGATCTGACACGTCCCCGTCCCCGCAGCGTCGAAATGGCGGGAAGAAATGCATTTAGAATAGACAGGACAGCACGGTCGGCCGGCAAAAAAGCGCGCCTGGATCTGGTCGAAACTTGCCTTGCTGTCATCAAATGCCTCATGGCGGATCGGCGGAAATCCTCAACAAACTTCTAAGCCAGGTCTTCACCCGATAGGGTAGGCGCCGGCCCAGGGCATGGATCGACCCGTCGGCCCTCAGCGCTCCGCGGCCGGCGCGACGGCGGAGGAAATCCCGGATCTCGAGCACAGCCCGATCGTCGTGCTCGAGATACCATGATCCGGCTTCGGTCCCGATCTTGCCGCGGCAGTCGTTGAGGAACCTGGCCCAGCCGGAACGGTCGAGCCGGTCGCTGGTATCTATGTCGATGCGGAGCCCGGTCCTCGGTCCGATGCGGGCGAAGAGATCATGAACGCGATTGCGCTCGTTGTCGCCGATAAACGCGCGCGATGTCGGTCGGGCGCGAAGAGTCGGGTCGGCACAGCTGAGCAAGTGGCTTGCACTCGCGCTTTTGCCCCTCAATTTCCCGTCTATAAAAAAGAGCCAGGCGCCGCCCGGTCCGATGCCCTTATTTCATGGAAAATTTCTGATTTTCAAGTGCTTAAAGATCCGCTCGCACGCGAGGCATTTTCCCGTCTAGCAGGCGTCTAGTAGAAGGGAAGTTCCAAAGATTTAACATAATACATCTGTGGAAAACAACGGGAAATTTGCGTACGATAGTACACTTTCAGTTAGTAAATCATGAGTTAGATAAATCGTTTTGTATTAAACATATGAGGATAATCACATGGCAAGAAAAGCATTCCTCGCGACCGACGAGATGCGCCAACAAGTGCAATCTTATGCAGCTTGCGGCACCCCGCAGGAGGACATCGCCAAGCTGATCGGCTGCGACGCAAAGACTCTGCGCAAACACTTTCGTAATGAGCTTGATCTTGGCATGGCCGAGGCTACTGCGGCGATGTGCGGCTACTTATTCGCAACCGCAGCGGCAGGCAATGTCACGGCACAGATATTCTGGATGAAGACGAGGATGGGTCTGCGGGAGCGCAAGGCGGCGGAGGACCCAACTCCGGGTGCCGATGCGACCTCGACTTCACACGTCATCATCCTCCTGCCCGACAACGGCCGAGACCCCGAGCTCACGGACGTGCTGCGAAAAGCACAGGAGAAATACTTCATTAGAAGGCAGCGATAACGCCAATAGATATACAATCATCAGAGGAGAGAAGCATTTAATCCAAATATTATCCAGGAAACCACTTTCAATTTAAATTAGGAATAATGGTATGACAATATTTTGTTCGATCGCTAAAGCCGGCATTGCGGAGCCGGAGCCAAGACCCGTTCAGATCAAAGATGGCGTCGGCACTCTGCTCAATGACGATGGTGACCCGCTACCCCACGGCAAGGGACAGCTGGCCTTGGTGCAGGGAGTATGAGATGTCGACATTATTCACGACAACGATCGCGGCGCAACCCGGCGCTCAAACCGAGTTTCAGCAAACCTCGGCTGATATCTGCATCTACGGTGGCGCGGCCGGTGGCGGTAAGACCGTCGGACTGCTGCTGGAGCCACTGCGCCATGCCGACCGGGTTCCGAACTTTACCGCGGTCTTCCTCCGGCGCACGACGCCGCAGATCACCAATCCCGGCGGGCTATGGGACGAAAGCCTAAACTTCTACCCACTAGTCGGTGGGACCCCACACCTCGGAGTGCGCGAGTGGCGCTGGCGGCGCGGCGGCAAGATCAAATTCGCGCACCTGCAGTTTGACAACACAGTCCACGACTGGCAGGGCGCGCAGATTACGCTCATCGGGTTCGATGAGCTGACGCATTTCACTGCGTTTCAGTTCTTCTACATGCTCAGCCGCAATCGCTCGACCTGCGGTGTGCGGCCCTATATCCGCGCGACGTGCAACCCGGACGCGGGCAGTTGGGTCGCCGATTTTGTGAGCTGGTGGATCGACCCGGAGACCGGTCTGCCGATCCCCGAGCGCGCCGGCGTGCTGCGCTATTTTGTCCGCGTCGCGGGCAAGATCGAGTGGGCCGATCGGCCCGAAGACTTGTTGCAACACGTGCCGCGGCCGGAGGACCTGCCGCCCGGCTTCGAGCTCCCGCGGCCGATCAGCGTCACCTTCATCCCGGCAAGCGTCTTCGACAACCATGCTCTGCTGCAGGTCAACCCGCAATATGTCAGCTGGCTGCGGTCGCTGCCGCTGTTCGAGTGCGAGCGGCTGCTGCGTGGCAATTGGAAGATCCGGCCGGCCGCCGGGCTCTATTTCAAGCGCGAGTGGTGCACCGTCGTCGACGAGATCCCGCCGGATCTCAAGGTCGTACGTTATTGGGATCTCGCCGCTACCGAAAAGACCGAGTTCAACGACCCCGATTGGACCGTCGGCATCAAGCTCGGCCGCGACCGAAACGGCGGCTATTGGCTCCTCGATATGGTGCGCCGGCAGGCCAATCCAGGCGACGTCGAGCGATTGCTGCTCGATACCGCCACGCAGGACGGCAAACGGGTCCGCATCGGCTTCGGCAAAGATCCAGGGCAGGCGGGTAAGAGCCAAGCGCTCCGCCTGGTGCGCGTGCTCAGCGGCTTCACCGCAGGGCCGGCTGCGGAAAGTGGGGACAAGCTGACGCGGTTTGGGCCGTTCAGTTCGCAATGCCGGGCCGGCAATGTGAAGATCCGGCGAGGGGCCTGGAACGAGGAGCTGTTCCGCGTCCTCGAAGGTTTCCCCGATCTCGCCCATGACGACGAGGTCGACGCCTGCAGTGGCGCGTTGGAAATGCTCAATCCCGAAGGGGGCAGTTGGGCCATCTTTGAAATCTATCGCGAGCAGGCCGAGCAGCTCGACGTCAAGAAGCAGCCATGCCAGCCCGCCGAGCCCAATTGGGCCCCCGGCTCTGTGGAGTGGCAAGCCGCGCAGGACAAGAAGAACCGATCGAGCTGAACCGCAGCGACTGTTGCGCTCATTCGCCGCGTCCGGGATCGGCTGTGTCGAGCGGTGCGCTCATCATTGTCGGTCTCGAGGATCGATCGAGGATGTGCGCACCGTCGCGCCGCCAAAGGCGCAGATGCACAACGAGCGTCATCGCCGAGGACCGTGAGCACGCCGCCAGCACCGGCTGAAATCGGTGTTGCAGCCGGATCGCGTCTTGGTACTCATGGACCACGAGTAATCAGTTTCGCATAACACTCATATGCGGACCGGTGGCGGCATCCGAGCGGCCTTGAGCCAGTTACTGTAAC